GCCAACCGCCACCACTTGATCAACGAGGATGTTGATGATCTGCGCACCGGCCGGGAGATATCCCAGAAGCGCGTCGTAGTTACCAGTGGCGGTCGGGTTTGCCAGATTCCCAGTGTCGTACGCCTGGGTCAGCATCACGAGGCCGGTGTTTTCGTTCGCGCCTTCGCGCACCGTACCCGCACGAAGGGGACCAGAGAAGGTCGAGAAACCCATGATTTGTCCTCAAACTGCGCCCGTCGTCCTTGAGGAAGTCTGCCGAGTCAGTCGGCGGGCTGGGGTTGAATCTCGGAATAGGGGTTTTGTATCACAGTATCGCCGTTTACGCAAGCCCTGCTTTGCGACAAGCGGTACACGCGCCTTTTGTCAAGCGCGGGGCGATATGCCCGTGCTTGCAGGACTCCCCGGTGAAGTAGTGCTTCTCGCCCTTGTCTTTGGCTTCCTGCCGCGTGCGGGGCAGGTGCTTGAACTCGTCCGGAATCTCAATGGGTGCAGGAGGCTCTACGGGCGCGTCTGCGTAGCAGAACAGCCATCCGGCCAGCTTGCCCTTGGCGATTGGCTTCTGAGCCTTCATGGTCCGGACAAGCATCTGATACGGCACGCCAAGGGTTTCACCAGCAAGGGCAGTCCCAGGAAAGTCCTGACGCGACCCGTCAGGCAGGATGGCGTAGACCGGACGGCGCATCTTCTCTTTGGACTCTTCGGTGTGGCTGCGCCCCGCCCAATGCCCGTAATGCCCTGCGGCGGCAGCGGCTTGAATCTTGGCGCGGCCTTCCTCGGTCAACGTGCGGGGCGCTTTGGACTTGCCTCTTTGGGCGTCTCCGATCTTCCGTCGAACTTCTTCACTTACGGTTTTACCAAAACGATAGTGCTGTTCGCCTGCGGCCTTGCCTTTTCTACTGGCGCTAACTTTTGCCTTTGATGCTTCGGTGTGCGGTACACCTAGGCGTGGAACATACGCATCTGTATTTATGTTGTAGCAGTCTTCCTGCCCGACAACACGCATCAAGTACGTATTCTCTATATCAAATGCAGTGCGGTCAAGTGGCACCTCCTCAAGTACCTCAAACACAAACATCTCTTCGCCGTATTTGTTCCACGCAGCCTGCAATCGAGGGTTTTTATGCTCGTTGCGACGTAAGGCGTACTTGTGCTGCCATTCGCGGCGGGCGAAGCTCTCGGCGCTTCCAATGTAGAAGTTGCCATTTGCCATGTTCGTGATGCGGTAGATAACAGCCATGTCGGACTCCTTGGTGGAAAGCCCAGATACTAAGCCGCGGAGAGTCTGGGGTCAAGCCTTCTTTGGCTTTGTAACGCAACAAGCAACAAAAAAGCCCCCGAAGGGGCTTTTTCTAAGGGTAAACCCTTACGCGCCAGGGCTTCCGAAGGCCCCGAGGGGGTCAGAGACGCCGAAGCTGTAGCGCTCACGGGCCTTGTACCGGTTGTTCCCGGTGTCGAAGTCGGCGTCCATCGAAGTAGACAGCGCCACACGCACGAAGTGCTTCAGGCCGTTCGGAACGTCGGTCTTGAGGAACCATGCGTTCGTGTCGGTCAAGAAGTGGTTCACGGTGTACCCTTCCGGGATCGAACCGTTGCTCTTCAGCGCGTTGATGTCGTTGTCAGTGGTCCCGACGCGCAGAGAGGTCTCCAACAGACGGGTGGCAACGAACATCAGGCTCGGCGGAACGATCAGCTTGCGCGGCTTGGCTGCGATCAGCAGGCCACGCTCGTCCGTCCAACCGGCGATCTGAATGACGGCAGCTTCCAGGGAAGTCTCGTTCAGATCAGCGCCAGTGGTCGGGCGGTTGCTGTTGGTGCCACCGGAGACCAGCGGGTGGTCCGTCGCAAACAGGCTCTTGCCGTCGCCGTACGTGACGGCGCTGGAGAACCCGCTGTTCAGGATCGACGCGGCCTTCACCTGCTTCGTGTACGCCATCGCACGGGCCAGGGCCTTCGTGTAACGCGACGAGAGGCTGTCGTACAGGTTGTCTTCCATCGCCTCTTCGGTGATGGCGAAACCCATAGCGATGGTCTCGTGGTTGTAACGAGCGGTCCAGGCTTCCTGGGCGTTGTCGTAACGAATGGCGGAGCCTTCGTTCTTGACCGGCGCGGCGCTGAAGCCGGAGAGCTTGGTCTCCTCTTCAAACGAACGCTCGGAGGTCTCCGTCTCGTAGATCTCCTTGTGCTCTTCGCCGTAACGCTTGTACTCCATGCCGAACAGAGCGTTCAGACCAGGGAGCAGTTCCTTGAGTAGTTGGGCACGAGAAATTGCCATTTGAATGCTCCTTTAGGCAGTCGCGCTGCTGTAGTAGCCGTGGATCAGCAGGTTCATCTTCACCAGCACCTCGGGGTACTGGGTGAAAACGATGGTCGAAGCTGCCGGGATGGCCGTCACACCGCCAGGAACCGCGATGGCCGCGTTCAGCGTGACCGAAGTCGCGCCAGCCGAAGCCGCAGTCGCCACGAAGGACGAGGTCTCGATGGTCTGCCCGTTAGCCGCGACATAAGCGACGCTGGTGCCGACCGGAATCGCCGCAGGCAGGCCAGAACCCGTGAGGGTGATGGCGGTGCCAGACGAAGAGCCCGTAGCCGAGACGGAAATCGCGGTGTCGTCCACCACGCCCACGCAGCGAACCGGCAGGATCGTCGTCACCGGGGTAGCCGTGGGGGCCAGCACGGCGTTGGCCGAGTTGCCCGTGGCGGTGGAGCCCGTGTTGTTGACCATGCTCAGGTTGGTGCCAACCAGCGCCAGCGCACCCGAAGCGACCGTCGTACCGGACGAGCAGACCACGGCCTTGAAGACCGTATCCGGATCGTCACAGACGACTGCCACCGCGTCACCAGCCAGCGTGGAGGCGGGCCAGTACTGCGAGAAACGCTTCTGCTTCGTCACCGGATCGGTGAACGAGCAGCCGAGGAACACGCCGGTCACTTGGTTCACGCCCGTGCCGGTCGAGACCGAAGCACGAGTAATGAAGCCGCGCGACAACACCACGAAGTCACCGTAGAAGATGTCCGTGGCGTAGGCGTACTGAATCGGCAGGGAGCGGGTGGAGCCCGCAAACACCTGCCCGCCGATCAGATTGACCGGCTGAAGACCGTAGGGACGGTCAACGCTAGGGTATGCCATCGTTTACTCCGAAGATTGGGAACCGCGTCCGAACTTCACCTGGGACTGCCGCTCACGGAAGAGAGGCATCTTCGGGTTGTTCTCGCGCATGAACGCGTTGTCCACCGACTCCATCTGACCCTCCGCCTGACGGCGGTAGAACTCATTACGTTGTTCAGCGAACTCCGCAGGGATTTTGCACAGCATCAGCCCGCCGACTTGGATGGTGTCGGAGAACCGCCCCTTGATCTCGGAGCCGAAAACCTGCACTTCCGGGTGATCCGAAGCCTTGACAGGCTCGTACCCTTCGCGCAGTTTGGACGAGATGTTGCTGGGGTCGTCTGTGCCGAGCGTGCTGAGACGAATCCACCGATACACGTATCCCGGCTCCGGATTGGGGTCGGGAAGCAGCGACGGTGGCATCCACTTCTTGGGCCTTTCGGCCTTTGCGCGGTTTTCAAACTCACGGGGGATGCGGGTGTTCTCAGCCATTTTCTTTCCTCATCTGTTCCGCCACAGAGCGTGCGTAGACTTCCAGGGGAACTCCAAGCCGCTTGGCGATAGACACTTGTGATTGGGTCAGCACGATCTTCTTGGGCGCAGTACTGCGGGTTGCCGGGGCAACTACATTGTTCGCTTTGCGGGCGGAGGGAAACGCTTCCGGAAACCGCTTGCGGACACGAGCATTGATGCTCTCGCTGGCCGGGTCAACTCCGTTCTCAACAAGGTCTTGATGAATTGCCAGCGCCGTTGCCGTCATCTCTCGGTTTTTCCCGAACCACGGATTGGCGTCTTGCCACGCACGGGCTTTGGGGTCAACCTGAGGAGTAGGCTCCGGCTGCGGAGCGGGTTGTACCACAGGTTCCGGCGCTTTTGCAACAGCCGGTTTGAAATTATTCACCCGCTCGGCTTTGATCTTCGCCGATGTCAGTTCTTCCTGGGCAGCGATGAATGCCTCAGTATCCCCCGACTCGTGCGCTTCCTTGAGTTTGCGCTTGGCCTCTTCCACCTCGGTGGCAACCACCTTTTTCGCCTGCTCAAGCAGCGCCTGCTGGCCCTGACCCAAACTGCCTTGGAGTTTCTTGTTCTCCTCGACAAGGCTTTGGGCAAGGCGTAGC